TCGTCATATGGCAGAACTCGCCCATCAATTTTCATGCGACGAGGCCAAGCCAGAGATTGTTCTTGCGTCGCAACGGTTCCCTTCCACTTCAAGGGATTGATCGTCATTGACGCAGCAACAAGAGTTTGCTCTTTTTGCGTAGTCGTAAGTGCAAGCCAGGCTGTAATACCCGCGCTTGCGGGTAGCTCACCGAGAAGGGTCGAGGCCCGAGCAACGCTCAAGAATGAGTTGGCGTCAGAAGCGCCAATTGTTGATACAAAAGCCATCGACCTGCTCCGTTGTGACTCAGCCCTTGGCTGCGGGCTTTGCCTTTGCAGTCACCGTAGCGGCCTTGGGCTGTTCCTCGGCTGCTGGTTTCGGCATCGGGCATTCTGCGGCTGCCGCTTCACGCTCTTGGCGCTCTTGCTCGGCAAGACGAAGTGCTGCCATTCCCATTTCAAGTACCTCCAGGTAAAAAGAAAGCCCCCCGAAGGGGGCCGGTCTCATTCTACGTCGATCAGACGTAGGCCTTCAGTTGAGTGATACGGATGTTGCGGTTATCCGTAAACACTTTCGTCCAGTTGGTGCCAGTAGCAAGCTCAGCATTGCTGGGCGAGTTTGCAGCAGCAGTGCCGGTCCAGCTCAGACCATTCGGATGCACCAGATAATGCGTCCGGTTGATCAGGAAGTCGATACCTTTCAGGGAATCGCGATCCGTTTCAAGAGGGGTCTTTGCGGGAGCAGTTGCATAAGCGAAAGCACCAGGACCGAAGAAGTACGTGGAATACACGTTCTTGCCAGAGCCAGAGCCAGTACCGGCACCAGCATCAACAGGCAGGGTGTCATCCACGAACACAGGGCGACCAAGATAGGTGCCTTTCTCCAGACGCTGCTCAGACAGGCGAGTGTCAAGCTGCGAAGTAGTGGAAGCGGGGATGATCAGATCCTGCTTCATCAGGGCGTAGTAGGTGGCCGAGTGCATAAACACACCGGTCAGCTCTTCGCCTGCATCACCAAGCTTGGCGATGGCATCAATCAGCGCATCGGGGGTCAGAGCAGTGCCCGTACCGCCGCTGGCGTGAGAAGAAACCAGGGGACCGCCAGTTGCAAACAGACCCTTGATCACTTGGATCAGGACTTTTTGCATGTCGCGCACCCAGTAACGGCCGGTGCTACGAGCAATGGCTTGCATCGGGTCAGAACCGGCAAGCTCAGCTGCAAGGTCAGAAGACTTCCAGCTCTTACCGCGAACGTTGCGCACGCCGATCTGCACGCCACCACCGATGGTCTGAGGGGTCAGGCCAACAGTGTCGCTGAGGATTTCGGAGTCACCCGAGAGATCACCGAAGAAAGGCAGGTCAATGGTTTTGCCGCCTTTGTTGAATTCAGCCTCGATGGCACCATTGGTGGTCATCAGGCCAGAAGTAACAAGAACGTTGCGGTCTTGCACTTCTTCTTGCTGATAGCCGAGGAAAAGTTCGGGGATCAGCGGAACACCTGCGAGAAGCATGGCTCTAGCTCAAGAGAGAGTGATGATGGATTGACTGCGGTCAAACCGCAAAAGAATTTGCGAGCGGAAAGGGCACAGCCCTGCTCCAAATTTCAGAGCAAAACAAAGCACAGCAGAGTTTCGCGGTCTGTCGCAGAACGTGGCACCGCCACTCCTGCTCGATGGGGCACCGCCCCTATGCAACAGATACTAGCGCTTTTTCTTCGGTTTGCGTTTTTTTGCTGTTTTGGCGGCTGCGCGAAAATCACTCGCAGATGGAGCGCCAGGATCGCCAGGCTTGCGCATTCTTTCCTTGCTGCCAGATTCAATGCGCTCACGCTTAGCGTGAATTGAAGCATATAATCCAGGCGATTTTTTCTTTTTGGAAGCCATTTGATCGAAGCTACTGCTCAAAGTCTACGGCCAGGTTGCCATCTTCATCGCCAAGATACCTAACAACAGCCAGGCAAACAGAGTAGAACATTTCGCCCGGAAAATTGCTTTTCATTTTGTTGACGATGTTGCACACAAATATCGTATTTTCCTTGGTATATCCCTCGCCACTGTCTATTCGCTCAATAGAAACACTATTTGGCAGATTTGGCTGTGTGGTCATCTCCCATCCTGTGTAGGCGCATATTCCCCCTTGCGCATCCCAGGCCGCGCAAAGATCATCGGCAGTTATCGAGAATTCCTGGCCACGTTTTTTTGAACTTTCACGACAGCATCTAAGAAATGTTTTGACCCTTCCCTCAAAAGTGCTGTATTTCTTTTCAAGAGAGCGCCTACCCCCCTCTCTGCAACACTGCTTGCACCACGAATGATAGCCGTCGGATGTTTGCTTGTGCTTGAAAAAATTACTTACATGGCTAATCGCTTCGCATTTTGCGCAAATTTTTTCTTGGGTTTCAGGAAAAAAGAAAGCTCTTTTGGAGTTGTTGGCGTACCTGGAGCGCTCTGGAGTCGGAATCAAGGGTCTGTATCGAATCAAGCCAAAGACTAGCGTACAGACCCATTGATTACCTCATTTCTTGGCACCTTTCTTGGGCTTGCGAGTCATGCCCGCTTCAGACATTGCAATGGCGCGAGCCTGAGCAGGAGAGGTTACTTTTTTGCCCGAGCTGGATTTCAGCGTGCCCGCTTTATACTCACGCATGACTTTGCTGATTTTCTTTTCAGCTTTGGTTTTCTTTTTCATGACAGGCAGAAAAACATGAAATCAGTCTAGCTGTCACCACAATTCGCGATCAGCCCAATATGCAGCTGACATTTTTCCGCGTGCAATATTTTTTGCGTGACGGGCACGAAAAAACGCACGACGCTCTTTCGATTGCTCGTCTTTTCGGTTGCCCGCAGTCGTCATATTTGCATCGCCAAAACGAATCAACTTATATGTATCACCCTCTTTTGCCATGACAACGCCTTTCTTGGTCGGATGATTCGGCGTGCGCTTAGGTGAATTTACGGCGGTGAGGCCATTCTTTTTCATGGCCGCTTTGACGCGCTCTGGGATCGCCATGTCCTTGGAAGCTCTTTCCGCCAGAATAGCGCCAAAAAAATACCCCCCTTGCGGGAGGCATCGGCTTCAACCACAGAACAAGTCTACAGTCATTTGTTGAAGACGCGACCCATGACAGGATCAAGTTTTCCTGAAGCGCGAGCTTCGTTGATCAGGCGACGAGCACGCTCGGGATTATCTTGCATGATCTTTGCTGCTTCTGTTGCATTCACGGAACCGGTCGCAAACGGATTGTTTGCAGACATGGCGGTGCTTGAGCGAGGAGGGGTCATGCCAGATCCGCTTGCACCACTGCCACGAAAATACAGCGAATACTCATCATCTTCGCGAAGACGAGAAACTGCATCACGCAAAGCAACGGGATTGTCTTCAGGGCCAAAGACAACAGTCGTTTCGTCATCAAGTAGACGAAAATCGCCCTGCATCAACTTGAACAAATGCTGAGGGCGGCTGCATTCAGCTTTTGAAAGCTCATCGCGAACAAGCTGCTCAAGCTTGCTATGACGACGATGCTCGCGCTCTTTGCTTGCAACTTCTTCAGCCGCTTCCTTTGCTTTGCGCAAATCAGCAAGCTCTTTGCGAAGAGAGGCAAACTGTGCCTTCATCGCCTCGGTTGTGGCCTCGGAAGGGATCTGTCCCATCGGTTGCCCTTGCTGGGCGGCTGGCGGAACAGGAGCTGGTTCCTGGGGCTCCTGGGGCTGCGTGCGCAGGCTGACGATCGCATGAGCGATCCCATCCTCGTCCAGATCGTCTCCCAGCTCGATGCCAGCGACCTTCAAGAAGGTATCGACCTGCTTTTTCTTTTTGAGGTCGCGGATCAGGCCTTCATTCGTTGCTTTCAGCCTGATCGCCTCGCTTTCTGCGCTGTTCTTTTGCTTCTGCAGGTCTGCGAGTTGCGCCAGGGCCTCTTCCAGATTCTCGGGAATGGCAGGTTTCGTCACGTAAAATCAGAACTTGACTCGTCAAATGATAGCACCAGTTGCCTCGTTTGGCTGTACGGTCGCTTCAGGGTTTTCCGTATCAAGACCCTCGCTGAGCGGCGAGCTGTTATCGACAGGGATCTGACCGCGATTTGCAACCTGCCGCCCAGTCGCACCAATACCAAGATCTCTCGCGGTCTCGGTTCCGTCAAGCCCCATGTCGTCAAGCATGTTGGAAACACTGAATTCCGGCAGGCCTTCAAACATTTCGCCCGCTTCCAGCATTCGCAAGAACATGCCGATCGTAATGGCGTTGCTGTCCTTGAACAGAGAGCTGAGCGCCATAACTTGTTGCGAGTGAAGCTTGACCGGAATGAAGTTTTTGCTGATTGCGACGCGCACTTCTGAGAATTTGCGATACGCGGAGGCGTACAGCAGGGCTCGGTTGATCGCATCCTCAAGGGACTGCACGAGTACCGCAAGCTGAGAATCGCTCTGAGAGCGGTCCAGGAGCTTCGCGAAGCCGCTTTCCGCCTGAGTCTTGCCCGTAGTCATGGCGACGGCAGCAAGCCGCTCCATGGCCGACTCAATGCGTCTCAGGTTCTCAAGGGTGACGGAGGCGCCCTCCATCGAAGCACTCATCAAATTGAACTTTGCATCAGGATTTTGCGAGAAAAGAGCACGACCGGCACCCGCTTTGATTTCATCATCAGGACGCACGCCCGTACCTGTAAGAATTGGCGAGGAAGTCAAGTGAATTGACTCTGCAAGGTCAGCGGACACCGCCCAGTGATGCAAGTTAAGGCGTGAAATATCAAAAAGCAGGGGGCGCCCACGGAAAAAGGCTTCTTTTTTGCCGCCAAATACGGGAACAAACGGAATAAACGACACAGATAGATAGCTTGTATCCTCAAGTGAGTATTTATCGACATCGCCCGGAGTATTCATCTTGGCGTAAAGGCGACAACGAACGCGCTCGGTCGAAATCATGCGCTCAGGTGTGTCGCCAAGCACTGAAACATTGTTGTCTGCGAGAGAAACAATGTCATAAACACGCACAGCTGGCACAACTTCTTCAAAAAATTCGTTGTCAATGCTCTGGCGACGAATTTCTGACTTCACTCGCAAGTAAGTCGGGAAGGCGCCGAAGATATTTTGATCGCCAATCTGTGCATTGAATATGTCATAACGACATTCAAGCACCTGATCCATGCGCATAAGCACAAAATA